GTTGATAGCTAGACAGGTTTTTCTTGTACATAAAAAGCGATTCGTTTTCCGAACCGCCATTTTTCAAAAGTCGAACCTGGTAGCCATGACGCACAAGGTCGCCACCCCATTGGCCAAGGATGGAATGCTTGTCTTTCGCGAATGCTTCCATGGCATTCTTAGAGCCGATATTAAAAGTGTGTCTATCTTCAATATCAGAGAAGAATGAGAACGAATTATCTCGAGTTATGCTTCCAGCGAAGCGACTCAAGGCAGTCGAACCAGTCTGCCTATCCAAAGAAATCGGATTGACCACATAGTTATTCAAGAGAGTGAATACTTGATTCGCATAGACTTGAATATAGCCGTGCTTCTTCTCAACCTCAAAAATGACGAAATCCTGCTCGCCATGCAGGTCATCGGCAGTCAAGAAAGTCTCTTCTTTCAGCAATTCCCATTTAGGATCAGATGTAGGGAATCGAAACGTTAATTGATAGGTATTGTTATGTTCCTGGACAATTTCGTCATTGTAGGCCTCATTTAAGGGCGTATTGCCATTTGTAAGGTAAATCATAAGATGTACCTCCAATTCGGTTGAATAGTAATCTTACGAACCGTACCAGTAAATACAAGACCGCTATTTCCTACAGGCAATTCAAAAAATCCCCCTCGTTTTCGTAGAGTGTTTTGAACAACACCTTCGGCATTATAGATGTTTTGTTTCTTGTGTCTACAATCAATCGTAGCTTTACGACTAATATTCAGATACATTGTTTTCTTGCCAATTGTTAACGAGATTTCCCCGTCACCTTCAATTTCAATGACCGGTTCACTATAAATAGATCCTGGATTATTGATAGTGCCATTAGCAGTGAATCCGATAGGTTCGACTGATTTTTGATAACGGAAAGGCTGCATATCTAATTTAATTGCTAATTCCCAGCCGTACATACCTCTTACAGTGATTTCTGTATCTAGTAAATCGGCATAGAAAATAGCTTCTGGTTGGTAGCTAAATTCTAGTTTATTGTCAACTGGTTTAAATTTTTCAACGAATGTTGCTAAATCTGCAAAACGTTCAAAGAATATCCGAATAGTTCTGTCGTAATTTTCAAAAGTACCATCGATAATATTGTAACTTCCGTTTGTTCCATAAAGTTTTATCTGCTCAGAGAAACGAGGGCTTGCATGGATTGTTCCAAAATCCATGACCACACAATGTTTGATATTAGCAGTCGTAAAATCATTTACTTTTAAATAATTTGTCATCACAATCCCTCTCTTCCTATGATATTTCCTTGATAACGATACGAGTTTTCAGCAATTACCTTACCGTCAAGGTAAGTATTGAAATCTTTTTCTAGCAATTTACCTAACAGATTTTCAATACTAGCTTTTAATTCAACCAATTCTCTTATGATTGCTTGATCTTGATTACTTGTGTTGTTTACTGTGTAAACGGCTCTAGCTTGTTCGTTTGAACGGTTAGTAGTATTAATATCTCTGATACGACGTGTTAAATGAGAAAGTTTAGTATCTTCAAAACCAATCCCTTTTTCATAGTTCGGCATACCTAAGCGATTCATCAACGTTCTAGTATCACCGGCCTTCATAACCTTGGTTCCAGGTGGTAGAGGTAAGGTTACGTTACGACCTTCCGGAATAAACGAAGTTCCGTTAGGTAGTGTAATCAATTCCTTATAAAGCGTCCCTCGTTGGTCATTGACCATAGCGAGACCACCAGGGTGATTATCCGTACCTTTGGCATGTTTTTGTGTGAAGTACCTCGTGATGATATCGATATACTTGATGCCAGGCAATGAAGTAAGGGCGTTCCAAACCGTACTGATTACCCCGCCTGTATTGTTGGTAGCGTTGATACCTATTGGACTGTTTTGCTTAACTGCATTTACTGCATTACTCGCAGCACTTGCCTCGCTTTGTGTCTTATTAGACGCATTGATATCAATTGGAAAGTTTTGCTTAACTGCGTTCACCCCAGCACTTGCCGAAGCAGATGGATTCCCTGTTAAATCCGTTGCATTAATTCCAATCGGACTCAATTGCGTAGGCGAATTTACACTTGCGCTTGCAGATTGCGAAGCTCCTGCAGTGTTATCCGTTGCGTTGATATCAATCGGGCTCGTTTGCTTTGCAGAATCAACACTAGCTTGCGCACTTGCAACTCCACTACCAGTGTTATCTGTTGCAGTCAATGATTTGGGATTTGCTTGCGCAAGATTCCATTCCATGATTTTATCAATTGACAAACGGCCGTTGTTCAATACATCGTTAGGATTTAATTTCAAATCTTTAGGAAATGGAGTTGTTGCGTCCCACGTCTTCAAGGTTTCTGTGGAACGAGATACCGCATCTCTGAAATTTTTATCCGTTGCCAAAAGTTCTTTAATTTTAGGAGTTTGAGCATCATAATTTTTAAGAGTTTGCGAAGCAATTTCCACATTGTTCATCACGTCTGTTTTATCCAATAGAAGTTGTTTTACTTCGGCTGGCATACTATTCCAAATTTTGAGATTTTCCTCGCTATCAAAAATAGCTTGCAAGCCTGCTTGATTTTGGACAACGAGTTGTTTCTCTTCTAAACTCATTTCTGACCACTTACCAGATTCAACAAGAGCCTCAGCAATCGTTACTCGGGCATTTGAGTTTAAGTTTGCGTTTTTAACAATGAATTGCAGTTGCTCCCAACCTTCAGCTGACTTGGTAGCTTCTCCGATAACTTCTTTAACGTTGGATTTAACTTCGAAATTACCATTTTCATTGATATTTCCAACCAACAAAGACCAAGCGTCATTTGCTTCTCTTGTCTCTTTGCTCATATCACTAGTATATTTAGCTAAGATACTATGAGAATCGCCCATTTTTTGAGATGCTTCTGCAGCTTTTTGACCAATCATTTCATAGGATAGACCGTATTCCTCAAGGACTTTTTTAGCTTCTTCCCAGTAATTCCAACTTTGGCCAGTTCTAGCTTTAAGTTTTGCGTCAAGATTCTGCATAACCTGGTAATACTTAACCCCTAGTGCTTCCATGGTCTGCTGGTGATTGCTTTCCAAAGCTTGAAGTTTTTTATTGTAGGTTTCTTGGTCAAGAACTTTACCGTCTAAGAGTTGTTTTAACTCGTCTTTTTGTGTTTTGTATAATTGATTTTCTTCTTCAAGAGCCTTTTTCAAAACATCTTTGGAATGATTTAACTGAGTTTCATTTAGAGTATTAATTTCTCCATTTAACGCTTGAATTGCTGCTTTTTGTTGTTCACCAGACAATTCCATCATAGAGATTCTAGCTTTTATCATCTCTCTTTGGTTATTTAAGACGATTTCTTTTTCTTCTTGAGAAAACTTGCTAGCATCTCCATTATGACGTTTATAAATTTCGCTAACCTGATTAGCCATTGCATCGGTATTTGAAACAACTTGCTCATTTTTTGCTCTCATTTTAGCGATTTCTTCATCGCTAAACCCCAACTTTTTAGCTAGTTCTTCCATACGTTGATTGGCTTTTTCAGCACCTGCTGCTACTTCTTCATGAAGTTTTCGAAAAGCACTAGAAACTTTTTCAGCATCTCCAGCGTGTGTTCCGAAATTAGCGACTGCAGTGCTTGTTTCATCAACCTTGGTTTGGAAATCTCTTAAATCTTTGGTAGCAGTATCGCTTAATTGAGAACCGAACTCTTCGGTCTTGATTCTTGCTTCATCTTTCTTGTTACCTAAGTAAACAAGACCTGCTGCAAGCAATGCAGTACCACCGACCAATAAGCCGATTGGATTTGCTAAAGCACCGAATGCGCCAGATAATGCTCCTGCGTTAGACGCTGCGCCTGCTGCTGCAGTTTCAACTGCTCCAGCTGATCCAGCGAATGCCTTCATCGCTCCTGCTGCAAACTTAAAATCTTTTAAATACTTGAGTGAACCACTCAAGAACCCAATTCCTCTAGATAGACCGCCTATAGCTTTAATCAGACCACCAATAGTAGATATACCACCACCTAAAATTTTAAAAAATGGACCTATAGCAGCTAACGCCAATCCCCATTTAATGATGTTCTGTTGTTGTTCTCTTGACATGGAACTGAATTGCTTAGCCAAATCTGCTAGTGTACTTATCCAAGGTTTTGCTGCTTCTAATCCGTCTTTTAGTGCATCTAATAACGGACCTCCAAATTCAATTGCGACATCTGTCAATTGGTTCTTGAGCATTTGGAGTTTGGATTGCATTGTCTCGTAACGTTTATTCGCTTCGTCTGTTAATGCAGTTCCTTTTTCCCATTCACTATTTGCCAATCCGACTGCCTTGCCCATTGTTTCTGCTGCAAGACCCAAAGATTTCAGCATATTAGATTGTCGGATACCTGTTAGACCAAGTTCGTCCAAAATCTTGTTGGTGTCTTTACCTTCTTCTTTAGCTTTACCGAGACCTCTAATGAAATCTTGCAAAGCCTCAGCAGGTTTAGTTCTCCACTTTTCAGCGAACTGATCAGCAGTTGTTCCTGCAGTTTCAGCATAAAGTCTTAAGTCGTTTCCACCCTCTGACACTGCTTTTGAAATAGCAGTCAGAGTTTGAGTCATTGCAGTACCTCCTGCTTCAGCTTCAATACCGACCGAACTCATTGCAGTTGATAGACCTAAGATTTCAGGCGTAGTCAATCCAGCTATTTTACCTGATGCTGCAAGACGATTGGCCATGTTGACAATGTCGCTTTCAGTTGTTGCGAAATTATTTCCCAAACCAACGACAGTTGCACCAAATTTAGCTGACCAACTATCAAGATCATCTCCTGACACTTGCATGATATTACCGATTTTAGCGATAGACGTTGCAGCTTCTTCAGCACTCAAGTTGGTAGATACACCAAGGTTAATCATGGTTTTAGTGAAACCTTCGATTGAACCAATCGGTACACCCAACTGCCCTGCCGCTTCAGCGACTGCAGCAATTTCCGTAGCACTAGCTGGCATTTCTTTTGCCATATTCCGAATGCTAGCACTTAATTTTTCAAATTGTTGAGGCGTTCCGTCTACTGTCTTTTTAACACCAGCAAACGCACTCTCATAATCGATCGCTGCTTTCAGAGCTAATCCTGCTCCAGCTACAATAGGGGCAGTCACACCCTTGGTTAGAGCCGAACCGAAACCAGATACGCTTTCACCAACATTTTTGAATTTATTACCCAATTCTTGTGCACTCTTACCGAATTTAGTAAACGCACTATCGTCTATGTAGGCTTGTCTCATAGATTTAGCCAACTCTTCATAACGGTTTTTCAACTCAGCTACTTTAGCAGCAGTTGCAGTCATACTAGTACCGGCTTCAAGCAATTTCTTTTTCTGCTCATCACTAGCCGTAGAGACATCGTCAATACTAGCTTTTAATTCATTATATCGTTCACTTTTGTGACTCAATAATTTTTGGTAATTTCCCAAAGCAGAACCAGTTTGATCCATAAGGCTCTTTAAGTTGGTGACATTCTTGCCAGCGCCCTTAAAGTTATTTTCCATAGCTTTTAGGGAATTATCGACGCCTTTTAAGTATGTCTTCAACCTTCCAACGTTCGATTGGAAAGGAGCGACATCTAAAGTAGCGGTTGCGACTAATTCACCAATATTACTTGCCATTTACTCTCCTTTCTAACCAAAAAGGAATGGAAAGGCCTTATCAAGGGTAGTCTCTTCTTCCTCTTTGCTATTTTTTATTTCTAAAGCCTGCACCATCAAATCGAAATCAGAAAGGCGCATGCTCTTAATATCATGGATTGTATATCCTTGACTCATTAATGATTGAACCCAAGTTAACAAGTTTTCTTGTGCTTGTTTAGGAGTCAATCCTTTTTCTTCTTTTTTCCTTTGGTAGTCTCTTTTTCTTCTTGCTTGCCACCTAATGCAGCTAAATAGAGGTCATTCAAGGTTTCAAGAGTTTCAACACTTGCGGTTTTCAAATCTTCGGCAGCAAACTGCTCACCGTACATTTTTACAAACATATCAAGATAAGCTTCGTTCAATTCACGGTGTTTAGCTGGGTTTAATAAATCCTCTTTTGCTTCATACAAAGCAGTCTGACGGACTTGATGTTCTAATGCCAGTAAATTATCTTCGACATTTACATAGTCTTTAGAAAATTCCTTCAAAACACCTGCTTTTTTAAATTTAATTTCAAACATTCTTTTTCCTCATAAATAATAAAGGCTTGGAAAACCAAGCCTCTTATTACTGTTGTTCTAGTGTTCTTGTTGTTTCAGCGGTAACTGCTAATTCTGGACTAGCACCGCTTAGGCCTTTGGGAAAACCATCTCACGGAATTTAGTTTCTTGGAACTCAGGATTATCTTCACGACCAACGATAAGAACCAATCCTTCTTCTTCGTTTCCACGGGCTACGAAACTTCCTGACACTGTATCGTTCTTAGGATCTGGTGAACCATCTTTAGTTTCGTAATCCATCCCTGGAAGCGAGAATTTACCTTTAAGCAATCCGATCCAAATTTTCTTACCGTCTTCTCCAGTTGTTTTGAAAAGACAAGCGATATCTTGAGGAGTAAGTTTCTTGCTATACTTCTCAATTCCGCTTTCCACTTCAATTCCGTAGAAATCCTTACGAACATCACTTGGTAGATCTAACCAAGCCACTTCAAGAGTTGTACCTGTGATCCCAGACGACAATACAACGTAAGGTCCATCATCTGCAGCAATTGTTTTCAATTCATTTGTGATATCAATCTTTGCGGTTTTCAAACCAGGGATTTTTTTAGTGGTTGGAACCAGATTCTTATCTGTTACAACACCATACTCAAATCCGCTCAAACCAAATTTTACTTTAGACATTTATTTAATTCCTTTCTTTTTCGAGATCTTCCCAATCAAAAAAGCGATATTTTCGGACATTCATTAATAATCCAATATCGCTATCCATGTATCGGGGTTTCTCATTAGCTGTGTAGCGTTCAAAACCGTTATTTTCTAGTATCGTATCTAGTCTTTTGTTGATGTTATCTGCTTGTTTAGCATTCTTACACCAAAAATCGATTGTGATACGTTGTTCCATTGCAATTACTCTATCGTCTGCATACTCGTGAGGTATTTCGTATGTAGAGTAAATTCTTGCAAAAGGAGCAAGTTCTTTTCGTTTCATGTTGATTGGTTTCTCAGGAATATCATAAGTAAAAATACCCTGCTTATATTCCTTTGGAAACGCCTTGCCTCTGAATTGATTAAACAATTGATTCAGAGGTTCATCTTCTATCAAAAGTTTATACGCTTCTGTTTCAGCAATCATTTACCTAACACCCCCTTCATCTTTTGTAGATAGATTTCTTTTGCACGAGGAGTCATTGCATTTATTGTTTTTTCCTCAAATCCTTGAGACTTTTGATAAATTGTTCCGTCATCTGGAAATCTAGCACGCCAACCTGTTGCACGACCGTATCCGATATCTTTTGACGGTGCATCACCACCGCTTTTGAAGTTACTGATTTTCACATCTTCCTTCATTCTATAAAGAGTTTCTTCTTTGTAGACCGGGGTGTTCGCTTCAAGTTCTTTCTTGAACTCTTGCGCAACTTCAGTCACAGCCTCGCGAGCAACACGAGGTGCTTTTGCTTCAAGTATCGTAAGATTTTTAAGGCAAAGATCCAATCCTTTCGTCATGACATCATCACCCCTGCTATTAAATCAAACTCTTTATTCGCATAATCTCGTTCGATTGCGACGATTTGATACTCACATCCATCAAAATCAATATGACAAGAATTATCAAAAGGTAATTTTGGGAGATGGCGAATCAAAAACGTTTTAGTATCTTTGTGTTCGAGTAAGCCACTTGCTTTCGTGACAGTTGCGTTCTCACGAAAATCTTTGATACTTGTTTTTGATACTTCTGCCCAGCATTTATACAAGCATTTCTTTTTGAAAGTTAATACTTCCCCATCTTCATTCTGTTCACCTACTTTTTTAAAAAAAGTAATACGAACATTCATTTTACGAGTTCTCATCCACTTCACCTCTCGTTCTAAGCTGATGAATGATATTTAAAACACCGTTAGCCAATGGATACCGCATGGTATCCGCTGACATTCCACGATGTTCGTATTCTTCCTTCACTTGCTTCTTTACTGCCAGACGGAACTTGGCATAACCTTGCAAATCTTTAGGTTGCAAGTCATTCCCGATTGCGAAACAAATTTGCTCTCTGGCTGCTTCAATCATCTCAATTAGTAAATCATCTTCAAAATCATAATCGATTTTGCAGTACAACTTGACTTCTTCTAAAAAGTCGAATATTTCATTATCCATATTTCTAACCTCCAATCAAAGCTAGTAGTTGCTCTTTCGATTGTGAGGCTGTGTAAGAAATACCTTTGCTATCTAAATAAGCCATGATTTCTTGTTTGGTGTTACTTGCGGTTGGTACGATTGATGTTACCGCTGACCGTGAGACACCCCCGCCAACTGGGGGCGTATTAGGGCATAGTTACAAAGTAACCAGCTTTTGCATCAGCTTTCTTAACATCAAAGCGAACAACTGCTTGCAAGTATTGACCATAGATTTCGTTATCAGTCCAACGAAGTCCAAGGTCTACACGATCTGCAAATAGCACACCACGTTGGATATCACCTACAAATGCTTTAGCTTCACCAGCTTCTCCAAGAACTGTATCAGCAACTACAAATACTGGATGACCAAGGAAAACTTTACCTGATGCAGAAACAATAGAGTCTTGAAGCAAGTAACGTCCATTTTTGTCTTTCATTGTATCCAATTTTTGGTAGAAACTTTGAGAAACTACAAATGACACATTGTAAGCAGGGTCAAGGTTGACATTCAAGATAGCCTTGATAGCATCTAAATCCGCTGCTTCTTTTGCTTCAAATGTTTTCAAAATACCACCGATTGCGTCGTTTGTGGTGTTGACTTTGATTTGGGTAGCTGCCTCAGCGACAATAGCGAGCAAGTCTACATCTGCATCGTCAATTGCTTCTTGTGAAAGTGGAATAGCACCACGGTAAGTCTTAACTTTCCAAGCGACATCTGTAAATTCTGGCTTCGCAAGAGCTGGGTTCTTTTCCAATTCTTCTACGCTTGCCATCTTAGATGTAGCTTGTTTAAGAATTGGGTATGAACCTTCACCCTTAGATGCTTTGTGAATTGTCACGAATTGTTTAAGGTCAAGAACAGTCTTGACTTCACGGATTGGTGTAGTAACAATTTCTTTGCTAGTTACTTTTTCAGTCCCTGTTTTCTTCAATCCATCAGTGGATGGATTAACTGCCTCATTCATAGGGACAAGCACTTCATCCTGACCTTCAAAACGAAGATCCTCATTTCGAATGCGACCTTTTGAACGAATAAATTCATTTACAGATTCACGATAAGATTTAGTTTCTTCTTCAACTTTATGAGCTTGTCCAACAGTTTTAACATCAGAACCAACTTCTGCAATTTCATATGCTTTTAGATTGTTCTCAGCTTCTGCTTTTTGAGATTTCAAAACATCGATTTCAGCACGCACTTCACGAGCTTTCTCGAGGTCTTCGTTGTTCAAAACAGATTTTAATTCTTCTGTTTTAGCAGTAATTTCAGCACCAATATTCATAATTTGTGCTTTCAGTTCTTTCATTTTTTCTTTAAACATACCTTTAAATTCTCCTTTTTGGGTATAAAAAAAGAGCCTATAGCCCTTTTAGTAGTTCTTCTTTTTCCAACTCTAGCTTCATCGCTTCGATTTCGTTCTTACGATTCGATTTATTAGCGAAGAAGTCATCAATAACAGCTTGTGGTAACATTCCTGTCCCAAAGCTTGCAACAGCTTCACGGTCTTCAAAGTTCATTACTTCATCAGCAAAACCCTTTTCAACCGCTTCTTCAGCACTCATGAAGGTCTCATTCTTCATCATGTCGATGATAACGGACTCTTCAAGACCTGTTTTAGATACATAAGCATTAACGATAGCTTGGTCGCTAGCCTTCAAAGCGTTTGACGCTTTGTCCAAATCATCGCTATTGCCTGAAACCCATGGTAACAATGCTTTATGGATCATAATTTGAGCAGTTGGGCTGATACGCACCGAATCCGCTCCCATGATTGCGACGCTTGCAGAACTTGCAGCCATACCAGTAACTTCAACAGTAACTTTACCTGGATAGGAACGCAATGAGGTATAAATTTCACTTCCAACTGTTACCAATCCACCGTTGGAATTAACTTCCAACACGATATCGCTACCGTCTTCCGGAAATGCATCAACAACAGATTTAGCACTAACCGCTTCCATCCCAAAATAATCATATACTTCTTGTTGATTATTCGAGATCAGCGGACCCTTCATCTTGATTCTCTTCGGCATTTCTTGTCTCACCTCCTTTCATTGCTTGATATTCTTCTTTTTTATCTAAGAAGACATAGTTCAAACTAGATAGATAGCGGTCCATATTTGGGTCCGTAGAACGTTCTTTACCAAGTTCAATGAGCGCTTGGTTAGGTGTTAGGATTTGATTATTAACAAGCTTAACCAACTCTTCAACATTGCGTCCTGTAACGCTACGAGTATCAAATTCAACACGGTATTTCCTACGTTCATCATCATCTAGCACTTTCAACCCTAACTCACTAGTAATTGCGTCAAAATAAAAAGGAAGGTCGTTAGTAACGTAATCTTCCGTCAATTGAGCGACAGACTGGTTTGGGCTGTTCACTCCTAATTTAAAGCTAGGAACTCGCAAAGCTTTGGCGATTTGGGCAGTTGAAAAGTTATTTGACGTAATCAACTGCAAGACATTTGTATCAATTTCAAGTGGCGTATACTCTTGAGTATCATCAAATACTAACGGACTTCCACCAGTCGAGCCTTCACGCATTTTCTCGAAGTCCATACGTGCTTTCTGCCTAGCTTCACCGTTCAACTGAGCACCTTTCAACTTGATAATCCCACTTGAAAAACCATCACGGAAAAACTTAATTAAGGTGTTAATTCCGCCATTTTGGAGACTGATTTCATCTCCAAGAGATAACAACGGAGAGCGCCCAAGTATCGTGTCGTGACTAAAGAATTTCCAATGAATAACATCATCCGAGTGACAACGAACCTCTTTACCACTCAGTTGGTCACGAAAAGTATAAATCAACTCATGGTCATTTGTTTCTTCAACCGTCGTTTCAGACGGTCTAAAAAACTGAAACTCCATTGCCTTTCCAGTCGCTGGATTTCTAAGAATACGGGAGAATGAATTACCAGTCAAGATAGTATTGACCGTCATTGCGAATTTCCACTGTCTTGCCGAAGCATTACCAGTCGATTTCACATTTAGAAGATAATTCATATTCTCATCTATCTCAATATTCCCCATTAAATCTTTTTTTAGCAGAGGAAAACGCGCCACATCACCAGCGATAATAGATACTGCAGTCAAGACATCACTATTTTTTAAAGCCTTAATACCAGTATATTCAGGGCTTGAATTGGCAGATACCACAGATGATATATAGTCGTCATAAGATAATTTTGACGAACTCAAAGATTGAAAAAAAGCCATTAGATTCTCACCTCCTTTCTATTTTTGGGTACAAAAAAAGCACTCAATTTTCTTGAATGCTATTTCTTCCTAATTCTTAACTCTATATCGTAACGTATCGGATAACTTGTATCAACATCAAAAGAACCTCCTGTTCCTATGACTTCACCCTCGATAATGTAATCATCATTATTTACGTATTTTTTCAAACCTTTGTTATAACGTCTGTCAATATAACCTACAAAATAACCCTCAACCATTACTTTTATCGCATTCTCATCTGCTTGATTAGTTGGTTCCGGAACAAGTTTAAAATTCTTTGTTTTTACTATTTCATGATAAAACATATCATCTTCATCTTCTGGGATACCAGCTAATTTGCGAAACGGGACCTCTCCTTCTTCTCGGTATTTAGTCCCCTTTACGAATAACCTACGTCCATAAATATAGTCTTTTTCTAATTCCTCTTCAAGTTTACCCAACCACTGTTGTATCTCAGATTTTTTATTTAATAACGGTTGAATCCTAAAGCTATAGTCTCTTGCCCCAAACAAGAAAGCGAGAAAACCTTTTTTACTCTCTTTAACAAGTTGGTCTACTTCTTGGTCAATCTCTTCTATCTGGTTTCTGTAATCAGATATTCTTTCCAGCAACTGAGTTTTGTATGATTTTGGCATAAACACCCCTCCTATTTAAAGGATATTATAGCTCATTCATTTAGTTTTATCAATATATAAAGCAAGCAAGCATAGAATAATACCTGTAGAGATATAGCCATATACTTCACCTATCAAGAAAATACCGTAGATGAAGAAAGATAATCCAACTAATAGCAAGATTGTATGTATTTGATTTAAAAATCTCAAAACAGCGAATCTCCTTTCAAAATTTTCTCATTCGTCCAGTATCCTGTACCGTCAAATGGTTCTAAATAACAAGCAGCATACGCATCTAAAAGAGCGTCCAAAGGGTCGATTTTATTGCTATTTTTATTCTTATCAATCCTCATACCATTGTTATCAACACGAGTATAAGCGTTATTCACTGCCATAGTAAGCAACTGATTTCCGCTATGCTTTATCTTTCCTAAACGGATATCATCACGGAATTGTTTAGTAGGCATATTCAATACCATTGTTGTTTGTGGTATTTGTGTCAAAGGCCATTCAGGATGTCGTTTCTCAATCATGGTCAATAACGAACCGAACTGATAAGGGTCGAAATAAATACCCTGCAATTCCCAATCATTCTCATAAACCATTTCTTCAATCTTCTCAAGAACACGCTCATCATCGATAACCCCACTTTCAAGAGTAGTAATCTCGCATTCGCCCATTCGCTCCAAATTGGTATAAGAAACACCGTCTCGTTTTTCTTTAGCAATCAGACCATACTTGGTAGCAACAAACGAAAAGCTATCCGCATACCAGTAATCGTCCATCATGACCATTGGAGAAATGGAGAATAAGTCACTTGACCTACCTACGTCAACACCAATCCATACTCTACGTTTTCTAGTATCTGGTTTATCGATTTTAGCCTTAGACCAACTTTCTTTATCCATGTAAGACTCTTCAGAGGATTGCCTCCACATGTTGAAATTCTTGATTAAAACTTCATTGACCGTACCAGTTTCTAGTGACGTCTTGCGACGTTTACGAAGATAATCCATCATCTTTTCGTGAAGCGCTTCGACTTCAAGAATTGGATTGGATTTTATCCAATTAGCCTCGTCAGCTATCTCTTCCTCATTGTCTTGTTCTGCAATAAAAGCAAAATAACTATCATCTATCACATCTCCGTCCAAAATCTTCTCGATATATGGATATTCGATTGTGTGCATTGGAGCATTTAAGTTCATACCAGCTGTTGAGATTATCAAAATCAACGGATTATCCAACTGACCTTGCCCAGATTCTAGCAACTCAATCATCTCATTAGTTTTAGATGCTGCAAACTCATCCAAGATACCAACGTATGGTTCAAATCCATCGACCGCTCCAGTATCTCGACTTAACGCACGAACATAACTCTCATCATTCAAATTACGAAGTTCATCACGCACGATTTTAGTTGCTTTTCGAATATCTTCATCTTGCGCTCTCAGAGCATCTAACTGCTTACGGATCATATCGTATGCGATACGGGCTTGAGAACGGTCGTTGGCAGTACAGAATAGTTGTCGGCTCATAGAAGGGTTCCGACCAAATAAAAACTCGTACAGGGCAATCCCTGCAACGAGAATAGTCTTCCCGTTCTTTCTGGCCAAACTGATTAGAGCTTTTTTAAATCTTCTTATCGATGTGTCAGACTTTCTTCTCCAACCATACAAACTCGATAAAATGAATTTTTGAAAATCTGCCAGTGGATATGGTTTGCCAGTTTTGACATCTGGGAGCATTTCAATGAAATCTATCGGATTTTTTGCTTTGTCAGGTAAGTAAATATATGGAAAGTCTTCATCATCCATACGCTTCAAATCTCTTAAATGTCGCTTGCAAGCTTTTATAACTTTCTTGCTGGCTATGATTTCTCCACTTACGACTCTTGAAGCATACTGATAAGCTACGTCTTCCACACAATCACCTCCTAACTACCAAATTTATCAAAAATACTCTCTTTCTTTTCTTCAACCTGTGGCACATACAATTTCATGCGACTGTCCACCGTCAATCCTAACTGAGATGCTGCTTTCATCAAGTTAGTTGTGGCACGCTCTAATGTATACAACATTTTGTTTGGAACTACCGAACCTTTTTCATTCTCGTAGACATAACCTTTTTTCTGCAATCCGCGAGATATCTCTTTGTAGACTGCATACCAGGTGCAGTAGCTCTCTAAAACGGCTCTGTCTAGATTTCTTAGGGGTAGCTTTCGCAGATCGTTGATGACTCGTTTATATTCTGCTTTCGCAATCGGATCGAAGTGCTTTGGCGGTGTTAGTTGTAATGCATCCAAACCATCCGAAGCCTTCTCCTGTATACTTTTGCGAGCTATTTTCTCTTCTTTGGTCATGTGCTTTTTGTTGCTTTCGACAACCTTCATTTTCCGTCCCATTTCTGCCTCCTTTACACCAAATTTTATAACTTCCAATATTTCAAAAAGGGAATTTTTCGTACAGAAGAGGGCAGCGTTCCTGTTCCCGAACGTTATATACCCCCGTAAGAAATTGAAGGGGGTATTTCCGTACAAAAACCGACCGATTCCTTAGCAATTCCCTTACCTCAGCTAGCTCAATATCGTTTTTTTATATTAAAATTTCTCTTTATTTTACACAAGGTTGACAATAAAAGAACTAAAAAGAATATCTTTCTTTGATTGCTTTCTTGTCATTACATTTCTTACAACTTGCTTGAAGATTATTTCTATCTAATCGTCTGGACCAATCTTGTTTAACACTGATGATATGGTCAGTCATTGTCGCTTCATCTCCACACATCGCACAAACATAATCAGACTCAAGCAACACTTGCTTACTTGTTCGCTTCCAGATAGATGAATTATAAAACCTCTTGACATCCTTGTCATACTTCCAACGAGTACGATTGTATTCAGTATACTCATTGTTTCGTTGATCATAGTCCACCGAGGTTCTTCTGCCTCCAAATATTGTAAGTTTTTGCGGTTTCATCATTCCCTCTCTTTCAAAGATAACAAAAAGCCACACGTTTGTGTGACCCATTGTAAGACCTCTCATAAGAACAACAGGGCTCGAACCTGCAACCAATAGATTAAAATTCTACCGCTCTACCACTTGAGCTATGTTCTTACTGCAAGCAGACTACAGACTTGCGTGTTAATTAGTAATCAATTTGAAAGTTTTCCTTTTTTTATTTTTTTGTAGTCATTTAAAACCTCT